AACGGTCAACGTATAACGCTAAAAGGCTCTGACAGGCCCGACACGCTGCGTGGTAGCTACTTAAACTTGGTAGTCTTGGATGAGTATGGTACTATGAAGCCTGAGACGTGGGAAGAGATCCTACGACCAGCACTGGCTGACTTACGCGCACCTGCTATATTTATTGGTACTCCTTGTGGACGTAACCACTTCTACGATCTGTACAAATATGCCGAGCTTAGTGACGACAAAGACTGGAAAGCCTATCACTACACCAGTCACTCCAACCCTTTCATACACAAAGACGAAATAGCAGCTGCTAAACGTACTATGTCGTCCTTCGCGTTTAAGCAGGAGTTCGAGGCGAGCTTCTCAGCACGAGAGAGCGAACACTTTAAAGAAGAGTGGCTGCTGTTTAACGACGAAGAGCCACAAGGCGGTGAGTATCACATTGCTGTAGATTTAGCAGGCTTCGAGGATGAAACCTCAAAGTCTAAAAAGGGTAAAAGAGATAACACAGCCATTGCCATCGTTAAAGTCGGTGAGTTTGAGGATGAACATGGTCCTTACAACTGGTGGGTTAAAGATATTATAGCAGGACGGTGGAGCCTAGACGAGACAGCTAGAAAGCTATTCTCGGCAGTTACTTTCAACCAACCCATAGCTTTTGGTATTGAGAAAGGCATCGCTAAACAGGCTGTGTCTTCTCCTCTGTCAGACATGATGCGGAAACACAATAAGTTCTTTAGAATCGAAGAACTAAGCCATGGTAATCAACGCAAGGTAGACAGGGTTCTCTGGGCGCTAGAAGGCCGTTTTGAGAATAAACAAATACGCTTTAACAAAGGTGATTGGAATTCGCCTGTAATGGATGAAATCTTCCAGTTTCCTGATAGATTAACTAGAGACGATATGATTGACGCTCTCTCTTACGTAGACCAACTGGCGCTCCAAACTTACAGCAGTGAGTGGGAGTATGATGATTATGAAGTTTTAGACGAGATAAGTGGATACTAATTATGCCGATAGTAGATAATTTAGAAGCAAAAAGAACCTCTCCTGATGATGATTTGGAGTCGTGGGTTATGGACAAGGTTGACTCATGGACTGAGGACTATGATTCAAACTACCGATCTAAGCATGATGAGTATTATCGCCTATTCAGGGGCATCTGGGCAAAAGGAGACGCCACTAGAAGCACTGAGCGAAGCCGCATAGTCTCACCGGCTATACAACAGGCAGTAGAAAGCAACGTAGCTGAGATAGAAGAAGCAGCCTTTGGGCGTGGTAATTTCTTCTTTATTACAGACGACAAAGACGACCCAGATCAAGAAGACGTTGCTTTGCTACGTAAGATGATGCACGAAGACTTTGGTAAACTAGCAACTAAGCAGGCCATTGCTGAAATCATCTTAAACTCTGCTATCTTTGGTACTGGCATAGGCGAAGTAGTCCTCGACACTATTACAGAGACTGTACCTGACGAAGAGATCAGTGAAGACGGCCAGAGTCGTATCATAGGAGTCACTGAGCGCGAGCGTGTCGTCACTAAGCTAGTACCTGTAATGCCTAAGCACTTTCGTATTGATAGTGCTGCTACGAGCTTAGACAACGCCCTAGGCTGTGCTATCGACCGTGACGTTCCTACTCACACTATTGAGATCTTACAAGAGAAAGGTATTTATTTAGATACTCCTATTCTTTCAGACGTTACAGACCTTAAGCGACAGCCAGACATTGAGGTTAGTCAGTCTCCTAAAGGACAGACACGGCTAACTAAGTATTTTGGTTTAGTACCTCGTCATTTGTTAGAGAAGGCTAAGATGCCTCCTAACTCTCACATGGTTGAGATACTCGACGAACCAGAAGATGAAAATAGCTTTTATGTCGAAGCAATTGTTATCTTAGCTGACGGCGGTCAGTTGCTTAAAGCAGAACAAAACCCTAATATGATGAACGACCGTAATATTGTTGCTTTTCAATACGACAAACTACCGGGAATGTTCTGGGGTCGTGGGGTAGTTGAGAAGGGTTATAACAGCCAGAAGGCTCTTGACGCAGAGATGAGAGCTAGAATAGACGCGCTAGGACTTACAGTGCATCCTATGATGGGTGTAGACGCTTCACGGATGCCTAGAGGCGCTAAACCCACGATTGCACCGGGTAAGATGATACTGACAAACGGATCGCCTTCTGAGGTGTTATACCCGTTTAAGTTCGGTGAAGTAGGACAGATTACGTTCCCACAGGCTCAGTCGTTAGCAGCTATGGTGCAACAAGCCACCGGTGCGGTTGACATGTCACCGGGAAACATCAACGCCGACCAAGGCTCTGCGGCCATGTCGATGTCTAAGGGAAGTGTACTGAAGCGTCACAAGCGCACACAGCTCAACTTCGAGGAATCCTTCTTAGTACCTTTTATCTGTAAAGTAGCTTATCGCTACATGCAGTACGAGCCTGAGAAGTTCCCTGCAAAGGACTACAAGTTCAGTGTGAAGGGCAACTTAGGCATCGTTGCTAGAGAGTACGAAGTTGCACAGCTTGGTCAGATACTACAGACCGTTCCTGATGATAGCCCGCTTAAGCCTAAACTAATAGAAGCTATTATTGACCACATGAACGTCTCTAACAAGGAAGAGATTATATCGTTAATGAAACAAGCAGCTGAACCAGATCCTGAAAAGCAGAAAGCTGATGAAGAATTACGTGTTGCTCAGATGGACTTCCAAGCCAGTCAGACTGCTGCGCTTAAGGGCCAAGCCGCTGAGAGCATAGCTAGAGCGGAGAAGTATAACGCAGAAATGAGAGGCATCCCAATCAAGTTAGAAACAGAGCAAGCTCGAGTAGCGGCTATGATGGACGACGAAGACGATAAGAACTTCGATAAACGTATGAAAATACTAGACAAGCAGCTACAAGAACGTTCTATGGAGGACCAAGCGCAGGCTACGGCCGCTAAGGCACCTGCACAGCCTCCTCAACAGCCCCAGCAGCCTCCAGCGGCTCCTGAAGTACCTTCTTTTAAACCTTTTAGATAAACAGGAATATCTTATGACATACGGCATGATAGTATCAGGCGCAGATTTAAACAACTTAGCCACTGAAGTTAATACAGTAGTTGCAAAGTTAGAGGCTAGAATTAAAGACTTAGAAGATAAAGCAGCGCCTGTAAAGGCTAAAAAGGTGGTTGAAACAAAAGAAAAAGCTTGACATTTAAACGTATGTGTGCTATACTTCTTACCTTCAGTTCTGTCCTTTTAGGAGAAACAGATGCCAGATCCGCAGCTAGAACAGTATTTCAGCTCGATGAAAACACTTTATAACGATGTGAACTTCCAAGTTCTCCTCTCAGAGTTAAGCGAGCAGTTAGCCTCAATCGACTCAATCGAAAGAGCGACCACTGTAGAAGACTTGTGCTTCCGCAAGGGTCAAATAAACGTAATCCGTACTCTACAAAACTTGTCAGATAACATCGACGTGTTAGAGTTGGACTATTTAAGGGAGCAGGAACCACAGACAGATACAGACGGAGATGTGTTCTTATGAGAAGACTCTTCGACTTTAAATGTACCGACGGCCACGTCACTGAGCAGTTTGTAGATGACGAGACTTACGAGAGTATATGTAAACTGTGTGGCAACCCAGCTACCCGTATTATAAGCCCTGTGCGCTCAATGCTCGACCCTATTAGCGGTAACTTTCCAAAAGCTACTGAGAAATGGGTTAAGAACAGAACGCAAAGGATGAAGATAGAAAACAAGGCTATGGATAACCACGGAAGCGATGCAGCTTGGGACGTGTCCAAATAGCCACCTTACTCCAAAATGACTCAGTCACGGAACCTTTATTATGTCAGCAACCATAATTGACCCAGTAGAAGACACAGCAGTTACCGCGCAAGCGCCTGCATCACTAGCAGAATCAATAGCGCCAGTTCAGGAGCAGGTAACTGCACAACCAGAACCAGCAGTAGACGACGTACCAGCTAAGTATCAAGGAAAGAGCATTGCAGATGTTATTCAAATGCATCAAAATGCTGAGAGTTTAGCAGGTAGGCAATCCTCCGAAGTTGGAGATTTGCGTAAGATCGTTGATGACTTCATTGTTACACAGTCCAACTCTACTAAACAAGAAGACCCAGAACCTGAAGAATATTCATCTGGTTTGGACTTTTTAGATGACCCTAGCGCAGCAGTAAACAGGGCCATTGACAACCATCCTAGTATAGTAAAGGCTGCTGAAATAGCCAAGAACGCAGACAGAGCTACCGCTAATCAAGAAGCGCAAAACCGCTTGTTGCAAGAACATCCAGATACAGCTGAAGTCATTTCTGACACTAAGTTTGTAGATTGGATACAAGGTAGTAAATCACGCTCTAGGTCATTACGCACAGCTAACCAGTCAAACGATGTCGAAGCCATGTCCGAACTACTTAGCGAATACAAGTCGTCTAAGCCCGTGACAGACACTAGCGGAGTTACTTCTACGAAGCAGCAAGCTAGGCAGGCAGCAACTGGAGCTATATCAGGTAACTCAGAAAGTTCTCAAAAGGTATTCCGAAGGGCAGACTTAATAAAACTTAAAATGACTGACCCTGATCGTTACTCGCAATTACAGCCTGAAATTATGCAGGCTTATGCGGAGAAAAGGGTTATCTAACTAATAACTCGGAGCAAGACTTATGACTTCATCAGTATTTCCAGCCACAGGCGGCATTGTAGATAACACTAGCGCAGCAGCGTTTATTCCAGAAGTCTGGAGTGACGAAGTAATCGCCGCTTACAAAGCAAATCATGTAATGGCGAACAACGTCAGAACTATGTCCTTTACTGGTAAGAAGGGCGATACTATTCACGTACCAGTACCTGTTCGTGGCGCGGCTATTGCCAAAGCTGAGAACACTGCTGTTTCTGTGCAAAACAACATAGATACTAAACTGTCTATTTTGGTAGATCAGCATTTTGAATATTCACGTATGATTGAAGACATTACCGAAACACAGGCTTTAGAGTCTTTGCGTCGGTTCTTCACTGAGGATGCGGGTTATGCTCTAGCGACTAACGTCGATTCTGCTCTATTAGACCTTGGCAGAACCTTTGGAGACGGTACAAACGACTGGACTCACTCTGCGGCTTTTTATTCAAATGGCGGTACAGCTATTGCGTTGAATCAAGACGATACAGTAGCAGCCGGTGACGACATGACTGACTACGTTATCCGTGGTATGTTGCAGAAGCAGGATGATGCTGACGTTCCTATGACCCAACGATTCTGGGTTGTTCCACCTATTGTTAAAAACGATATGTTAGGTATTGAGCGATTTAGCTCTTCTGACTTCGTTGGTAACAAGCCTGTTGGAACTGGACACATTGGAACACTGTACGGCTGTGATTTCTTTGTGTCTACTAACGTACCCACCATTGAAAAGGCGGCAGATAACGGCGGCGGTAATGTTGATGTACGCGGAACTATACTTGCACACAAGGACTCTATGTTGCTTGTTGAGCAGTTAGGTGTTCGTTCACAGACTCAGTATAAGCAAGAGTTCTTGTCTAACTTGTTTACTTCTGATCGTTTGTATGGTGTTAAAACTTATCGTCCTGAGAGTGCATTTGTACTTGCGGTTTCTGGCGAATAAGCAGCAGTTGTAAAAGCAATACAGCTGGTGGGGCTTCACAGCCTCATCAGCTTCTTCTTACTTATTAAAGAGCGCACTTATGAGCAACTACAGTAAAACTACAAACTTTGCATCTAAAGATGCGCTCGTCTCCGGCAACCCTAATAAGGTCGTGAACGGAACAGAAATAGACACAGAATTTAATAACATCTCCACAGCTGTTGAGACTAAATCTGAAACTAACAATCCTCAATTTACAGGCACAGTAACTACACAGTCCTTAGTTACTGTAATAGACGACGTTAACAACGAAACTGTTACTAAGCCTATTACACTAGAACACACAACTTCAGGGACGCCCGGTACAGGTATTGGCGTTGGTATAGACTTTAAAGTTGAAACATCTGACGGTAACTCTGAAATTGGTGCAAGCATAGATGCGGTAACTACAAACGTAGGTGCAGCAGTAGAAGACTTTGCATTGACTTTTAATGTAATGACCGCAGGCGCAACAGCCGCTGAAGTAGCTAGAATTAACTCAGCAGGACTCGCTGCAACAGCTCTCAATCTTTCCGATTCTAGTGTTGTTTCATCTGTTAAAGACGAAGACACGATGGTTAGTGACTCAGCTACAGCTTTAGCAACACAGCAGTCTATTAAAGCCTATGTAGACAATTCTTTAGTAGGCTCACTATCAGCAGATACTATAATAGACGAAGACACTATGGTGTCTAATAGTAGCGTAAAAGTACCCACTCAACAGTCTACTAAAGCCTATGTAGACGCACAAGTAGTATCTGCTAACTCTTTTCCGGGTCTTTTAGTAGCAGGCAACACTACGTCAGGTAGTGATGTTATTATAAGTACAGGCGATAAAATAACCACAGACACTATAGCAGAGACTACAGCAAACGCTGGAGTTACTATAGACGGCGTGTTACTTAAAGACGGTGCTGTAAGCGGTATAGAAAAAGCTACGCTCACAAAAACCTTCGCTACTAACGAAGTAGCTGTTATGACGCTATCAACTGCTGTATCCGCAAGAGCGCCTGTAGTATCGGTAAGTAAAGAAATTCCTCAAGTAGGCGTAACCAGCAACGAGTGGGATGCTGCTGCGGGTAGTTATGCTTTAGAGGATAGTGCGTATGCTACTAGCTTGAGCTTTGATGCAGATTTAAGTTCCGCAAAATTTCAAAGTTCTTTTAGTGTGTATGCTCAAGGTCAGAATCCTCGT